CGCTAGGTCGACAATCTCGTCGTAAAACGTGTTCAGCGCGACGTGTTTGGCGTAGCTGCGGGTGTTTAGATGCACCGAATGGGCGACATCCCGGCCTAAAAACAGAATGCCTACAAAATTGGCGCAGTTCATACTCTTGGCTCCTCGGGCGGCATTTCTGCCATTTCAGGCGGCATCATACCCATTTCCGGCGGCATTTGTTGCATTTCCGGCGGCATTTCCTGCATCGGCATCTCGCCCGGCAGCTCTAGGCCACCCTCGCTCATCGCCAAGTCGCCTGCGCTCATGACGTCGCGCAGCGTTTGCATGACGACGTCTTGCACTTGATCCGGCGTCATGGCGCCAGACACGGCAGACAGTCGCTGTGTCTCTGCTTGATACGCCTTGATTTCGGCTTCGAAGTTCTTGCGCTCCAAGTCCTGCACCTCGATCGACTTGCCGACGTTCTGCAGCATCTGTTGGAGCTGATCCATCTCTTGACCCATCGCCTCGATTTGCTGCTTGGCCATCTGCATCTCGGGCGAATCGTCCGAACCGTCGCCCAGCACTTTTGGATCGATGACACGCGCAAACCGCTCGGCCATCTCCTGCGCGCCTGGCCAGTCCATGTTCTTGATGAACAGGTCGCCTGCGACTTGCCAGAGCTGCGGGTTGGATTGCAAGATCATGCCCATCGCGTCCAGTGCCTCCTGACGCTTGGTCATGTAGGACGGGCCGGTGGTCACCACGACGTCGTACTTACCGACGCTTGGGTTGTAAATCTTGTCAATCTCGATGTTGTTCTGGTCAACGATCTTCTTAACCGGCATTGGCTGGGTTGGATCGAGTTTGACCATCTGCGTGTCGCCGTCAACACCAATAATGCGAGCCACACGCTGGGTGTCGTAAATCTTTGGGATTATGTCAACAATTTGACGGGTAACGTGCCGAATAGCCCGCGCCAGATTGTCCACGTAATGATAAGTGCCAGTATCAGATTGACGCTCACGCGCCATAATTGCTTTGCCCGATCGCTCATTCGATGTCGCTCCCAGACTGGTGTCGTACTGCCCTGTGGTCGACTTAATATCGTCCGACGCGCCCATCTTGGCCTGAATCAGACCCGTCTGTGGCAGCGGTGGGGCTGCCCGCTGGGGCAACGGCAACACGGCGCCTGAGCCGTCTGTTACGTCCGGGTTGACCTCCAGATACGGCCAGTTCTGCGTGTTGGCCGTCTTCCACTGCATCTCGTAGCCTTCGAACTGGCCACCGTAGCCGATAAACGGTGCTTTCGGTGCCAAGGCCAGCATCTCAGCCTCTTGGCTCGTCCAGTAGTTGTACATGCGCTGCGCGTCTTTCGCGTTACGCACCAGACCGGAGATGTAAATCTTACCGTCGACCTCAAACTCGTTGCCGATCACACGCACGACCGGGATCCACTTGCCGACCCAGTCACGCTCTTCTAGCATCTCGTAGCCGTTGGTCTTGCACCACTTGACGCGTTTGGCGTGTACCGGACGGGTGCGGATAGGCTTGATGCCCATCTGCTTCATCTGCTTGGCCTCGGGCGAACCTTCGAACGCCGTCATGTTGCCGGGGTACAGGTTTAGCGTCGCATTGTCGTACTCAATGTAGTAATACTCAGCGATCCGCACCGTGTCCTGGTTGATCCAGACCGAGATCGACTGGTCGCCCACGCCCTGTACTTGCAGGGTCGACAGCGGACTGGCGTCTGGGAACAGGCGCTCATACTCGGCGCGCTGCAGGTCTTCGGTGATGAAGCACCACTTGGCATCCGCACCACACGGGTCTTGGATGGTCGGATCCATGTAGACCGAGAACGAGTTGCGCACACGCGCAATCTTGATGTCTTGGTCGAACGTGTCGTCGTCGCAGTATTCCGTCAGGATGCGGATGTAACCTTCGCCGTAGGCGACTTGGTTTTCGCAGGCGGTGTCGTAGGCGACGTCGGCGTCCGAGATGTACTCGATGTGCCTGACCATGCCGTTGTAGATTTCGGCGACTTCCGGGTCGGCGTTGTCGTCAGCAGGAATAACTTTGCCGCTTGGACGGTTTTGTCTTTGATCATTCGTCACCTGCCGCACGTGTTGCGGCAGCTTGTTGATGGTCAGCGTTGGCCGCGCGTTGATCGTCTGGCCTTGCACTGCGCCACGGGTTGCCAGCACGTCGGCTGGCCACTGCCAATGGTTGTCGGGCGAACCGGCATAGAACCGCAGGTCGTCTAGCTCATCTTCCCGCGTCTCCGACATGGCAGATAGCGCCATTTGCAGGCGCTTTCGCATGGTCGCCAAGACGTCTTGCGTGTCTTTTTTGATGTCGTCAGGCGGCGGATTTCCGCCTACATCCGCGACTTTTGCTGCCTTATTTATGCCGGTATAGTCCATTTATCTTGTCTGCGGTTTTGGTCGCGCGGCAAAGTCGCGCAAATCCTGCTCCATAATGCCGTGCAGGCGCTGTTCAGCAGCCAGTGCTTCGTCAACGGTTGGGTAAATAGGAAACTTGATGCCGGATTTTATGGCAAAACGCATAGCCTGCGGAATATCTCTGACTTGCCCATGCCAATAGGTTGGCAGGATCATGTGCCCGCCGTCGGCGCCGATAACAGACCCCTTGAACGTGGTCATTGACCCGTCTGGGTTCTTCATCGCTCGACCTTGGTACAGGTTTGACCTGTGGTAGTCGATGACGGCTTGTTCTTCGGGCGATAAGTCCATTTACTTCATCTTTTTCGCTGGTTTGGCGGCTGCGCGCTTGGTAGCGTACGCGATGGCCACGGCCTGTTTCACGGGTTTGCCGCTTTTGACCTCGGTGCGCACGTTTTGCTTGAACGCCTTTTCGGATTTCGACTTAACGAGCGGCATTTTACTTCCCCTTTTTGGCCGTTTTCGCAGACTGCTTGAAATCTTTTGCGGTCGGGGCGCCGGGCGAGCCGGGTTTGCGCATCTTTTCGCCAGAACCGGCCTTGATGCGCTCGCGTTTTGCGTGAATGTTTGCGTACAACCCTGGTTTCGTCGCCATAGTCAGCACTTCCATCGTTTAAGTGACGCTTTCGCGCGTTCGCCGTCTTTCGCCTTGGCGGCTACGGCACCCATGCGGGCGCAGAACGACTTTTTACGCCCTTCATCCGCCTTCGTTTGCGGGTTCGGTGCCGGTGCCTTTAGGTTCGAGCCGGTTGCTGCGTTGTACTTCGCTCGCCCTTTGGCGGTTAGCCCCGCGCCCTTGCTAACCGGCAGCTTCTCGCCCCGGCCAACACTCAACGACACGCCTTTTTTCGTTGCCATCACGCCCCCATCCAGCCGGTTGCGGCTGCTACGCGCGGCATGTAGCCGTCGCTGCGTCGTGTTGCACGTTCTACCCCTGACTCACGGCTGGCTACCGGGAACGCGAACGTCACCGCTAGTGCATCCGCCGCGTCTGGTGAGGCCAGACCGCGCGACTTCATTTCTTTCTTGCCTTCCAGATAGATCGTCCCCGACGAGTCAGGCTTCTTCATCGGGCCAGTCAAGTCCGCCTTCAGTTGCCGATCGTTCGGGATGCTGGCTGTCTTCAGCCACTCCTTCATCAGCCCCCACATCTCGGCGCGCTTGTTGCCCCACATGACCGGTTTGCTGGACTTCCATCCGAAGTTCACTCCGCGAACCTTGTATCGCTGTTCCTTCAACCTGTCAAGTATGCCGTAGCCCAGACCACCTTCGTCGATCACCGTCAGCGCTGGCCGGTACTCCTCGATCGCATCGATCACCCTGCCCACGGTCGTCATCGTATCCTCGCCGTGGTACCGCTTGATCGCGATTAAGTCGCGGCCTTGCCTGACCACTATGACTGTTGCGTCCGCGCCGCCTCGAGCTGGGTCAACGCCGATAACAATTGGCGCCGTCGCGTCCTTGTAACGTGGCCGACTGGCGGCATCGTCGACAGCAGACGCACCAATAAACTGATCTTCGCCAGCCGAAGGGAATTCACCGTAGACCTCAACCCGAGCCTGTGGCGAATCCTCGCCATATTCCGCAATGATCTGCTCATAGATTTGCTTGTCCGTGTCCTCGACCGTTCGGGAGTCAATGTTCTCCGTGTGCCAGAAGTTACGCTTGGC